GCGGTGGCGGTGGACGTCGACTGGTCCAAGGTCAAAGGCAAGACCTACAACCAGCAGTACGCCTATTTCCGGGAGTTCTTCCGGCCCCGGATCGAAGCCGCGGTCAAGGCCCAGGTCGACGCCTCGATCGCGGAGGGCTTCGAGCTCCTGGACGCACTGCTCGACCTGCAGGTGGCGGCATGATCCGGACGAGCGTCTACGTCGTCCTCGTCCCGGAGCGGACGTGGGAGGGCAAGGTCACGGCGATCAAGGCCGATCGCCTGCTGGTCCAGCGACCGAAGCTCTCGAACAAGGAGGTCGCGGTCCAGCTCCACCTCGACGTCGACGAGCGGCTCTTCGAGCAGTTCTTGCCCGAGGTCGTCGTCCAGATCACCGGCGAGCGCCAGCTGGTCATCCCCGAGGTCGAGGTCCAGGACCAGGGCCAAGAGGCGGCCGACGTCGAGGAACTTGCGGCAGCGATGCCCGACGCGACGGACGACGCGATCCTCGAGGGTCTCCGCGAGGCCGCAGGCGAGGGTAATCAGATCGCCCAGGCCGTCCTCGCCGGCCGGCGCCCTTGGCCGGAGAACAGTGGCGCCGCTCCCCGGTTCGAGGCGTGGCTGGCTCGCGCGCAGCGAGCGGTCGCCGCCGCCGCTCCTCATGCGGTTCGATACGTTGACCCGCCATCCAAGAGCGCCAAGCCGTGACGTTCGACGAGCTGTTCTCCAAGGCGCTCGGCCACGCCGCGTCGGCCGAGTACCTGCTCTCGCCGGAGGCGATCCAGGACGCCACGGCGCCGGCGCCCGAGATCCTCCGCGAGCGAGCCGCGATCGAGGCCACCCTCGCCGAGGCGTACGCCCGGCTCGTCTCGGCCGCGATCGTCAACCGGACGTCGCTGCACGCGCTTCTTGAGCAGGACCAGGCACAGGGCGGCCCGAAGCCGTCGTGACCAAGGCCCTGACCGTGACCCAGCCGTTCGCCTCGCTGATCGCCGCCGGCGTGAAGCAGTTCGAGACGCGCTCGTGGTCGACGAACTACCGCGGTCTGGTCCTGATCCACGCCGCCAAGAACATCTGGGGCAACGACAGCGTCCGCTACGCCGCGGAGCTCCATCGAGCCGGGCTCCTGCCGGCCAAGATGTCGAAGCTCCCTCGAGGCGCGATTATCGCGATCGCGCAGCTCGTCGACGTCATCCCGTCCGACCTGGTCCCGTCCGACCAGCTCCTGACCGGGCCGTGGTCGCCGGCGGCCTATGCCTGGCGCCTCGAGGCGGTCGTGGCCCTGCCCGAGCCCCTCCCGTGGCGCGGCAGGCTCAGTCTCTGGGACGGTCCGGACGTCGACGCGGCGGTACACGCTGCAGTGGCCGGTGTCACGGCTGGTGGCGCTGCCCTGGAGGCGCAGCCGTGACGTCCGACGGCGAGCGTGGGCTGCTGGTGACCATCGGTTGGGCGGGACTGCCAGCGCCGGTGCCGGAGTACGCCTTCGCCAAGCCCCGCCGCTGGCGGTTCGACATGGCCTGGCTCGCGCAGCGCCTGGCCGTCGAGGTCGAGGGCGGGACGTGGTCGTTCGGCCGCCATACCCGTGGCGGCGGCTACGAGGCCGACATCGAGAAGTACAACGAGGCGACGCTGCTCGGCTGGCGCGTCATCCGGGTCACGACCGACATGGTCGACGATGGCCGCGCGCTGCAGCTGGTCCAGCGGGCGCTGGCGACCGCCGCGGTGCCGGCATGACCGACACCCGGAACGCGGTGGAGCGCGAGCTCGATCAGCTCACCCAGGATGCGGCCGAGCGAGCGATCGAGGCGTACCTCCGGGTGCACGAGGGACCGCTCGACGGGAACCGCCTCGTCCACGCCGCGCTCGTCACCGGCATGGACATGGCGATGGCGTTCGCGGTCGAGTTCCCAGCCGAGGCGCGCACCGTCCTCAGCGTCGTCGAGCGAGGGGCCGGGCTGACCGAGGCTGATCTGGCGCAGCGGATGCTCCTGTTCCAGGGACTCGTCGACGCGGCGAGGACCGAGCAGTGAGGGGGACGCGGCCGACCTGGGCCGGCCTGCCGGTGCGGCTGGAGCGCGAGGGCCTGCCGGCGTATCGCGTGATCGTCGACGACGCGGTCATCGGACGGGTCTGGCAGCTGGAATCCGGGCTGTGGGGTTGGGATCTCGACGGGGATCCGGACTCGCCGCCTGACCCGGCTATTCGCGTCCGCGTTGGCTCGTCGCGCAAGTCCGCGCTCGAGTGGCTCCTCCGCCGCCACGGTGAGCTCGTCGACGCTTGGGCCACGCCGCCGACTGACGTTTCCCGAGCAACGAGTGAGCGGCCGTCGTGAACCCTTGGCAGCGGACCGCGATCGAGACGCCGGCCTATCTCGCCGAGGAGCCGATGCGACCGCGGTTCCTGCACCTTACCCATGACGGCACGCTCGTGCTGTCGGTCAACTCAGGCTTCGAATGACTGCAGCGCAACTTTGGCGGGCCCGTGTGGCACGCGAGCGGTCGGGGATCGACGGAGCGGGCGTCGTGGGCCATCGCGCAGCGCGCCCTGGAGGGCGTCGGCGATGCCTCGCTCGGCGAGTGGCGGGAGCTTGGGGCCCCGGGCTCGGGCGTCGTCCACATTCGCCGGCGTCTGTCGTCGCGCGAGCAGGGCAACAGCGGCCTTCGGATGCGCGACGTCCGGGACACACCCGAAGCGGACCGGCGCCTCGAGGTCGTGACCCGCGAGCTCGCGCTGATCGGCAGGCGATGAGCGCGTGGCCGTCATGACGAAGCATCCCGACACGACCGAGTGGGACCGGATGCGGCGCGAGCAGCGGTCGGCTCACCACGACGCGGCGATGACCGGCCGTCACGTGATCGCCGACGTCATCTACGCGCTCGAGCGGATCGAGTGCACCTGCGGCGTGGTCGTCAAGGCCGACGAGGACCGGCTCGCGCACGACCGTCACGCTCCGCTCGTCGCTGCCTGGGAGGCCCACAAGCGCGAGGCCCGAGCGGCTCGTGAGGCTGCGGCGTGATGGCCTGGAAACCGACGCGGCCGTGGTGCCTGCCCTGCCGCGAGCGTGACGGATCCGATTGGTGCTGGGGCGTCCTCTCGGACGCGGACCAGGCTGCGATGACCCAGGCGGTCCGCGAGCTCCATCCCCGCGGCGGCCGCGTCACCAGGGTCACCGAGCAGATCTGGGTCGTCCGGCTGCTGCTTCGACAGCAACGCCCCCCGAACACCGTCGAGGCAACCTGGAAGGCTGACGCCGCGAGCTGGGCCGCGCTGGAGGCCGAAACGTGACCGTCTGCCCGCACCCCGACTTCGACGCCGAGGTCGACGTCAACCGCCTCGAGGACATCGGTGCGTTCACCGCCGACGTCCGGATCCGGTGCATCGCGTGTGGCGAGCCGTTCGCGTTCGTCGGGATCCCGGCCGGACTCAGCAGCGATGGCCCGCGCGTGTCGGTCAGCGGCCTCGAGGTCCACCTGCCTCTCCGGCCAGTGAGCGCAGGGCTCGGCAACCCGACGCCGTACGGGTTCAGCGTCACGGCCGTGGGCGGCGGCGGCACGAACGCGACCGCCGGCGAGTCCGGCCCGCACCGTCACGTCGTCGAGCGCCGGCGAGGCATCGCGTGAGCTGGGGGCTGATCTGCGCCTGTGACGACGAGCGCCACGACTTCGACCTGCGCTCAGTCCACGGGCAGCTCGCGGTTTGGTGCCGATGCCGACGGTACGCCGCCGACGAGGAGCACGGTGGCCTGTGCCAGGAGTGCGCCGACGCGGGCCATCATGTCGCCGCGCCCGCCGATCGCGACCATCAGCAGGGCGGGCCGCGAGGCTTCGGCCTGCGCAGCGTGCCGAGGTCGATATGAGCGATCCGATCGCCGTCGACGCCGCCGGCGCCGCGCAGCTGCTCGGCATGTCGGAGCGCCTGGTCCGCGACCTCACCGCCGAGGGCACCCTGCCGACGATTGACATCGGCGATCACCATGACCGCCGATACTCGGTTGACGCGTTGCGACAATGGGCCATCGATCGATCCGGCTATCGGCGCGAGGAGGCCAGCCATGACCCGAGCGGCCAAGGGCGAGGGGCGACCGTTCAAGCGCGCCCAGGACGGGCGCTCGGTCGTGGTCGTCCTCGACGCGGAGGGGAAGCGCCGGTACCTCTACGGATGGTCGAGCGACGAAGTCCTGGCGAAGCGTGACGACTTCCTCTCGGCGACCCGCATGGGCCTGACGCCGCCGACCGGCAAGCTCAGCGTCGGCAAGGTGCTCGACGACTGGCTCGCCGACCGCCGCGGCAAGGTCCGCCCCGCCACGTGGATCAGCTACGAAGGTCAGGTCCGGATCCACCTCGACTCGATCCGTCGCATCCAGCTGGTCAAGCTCCGCCCGGGCGACGTCCGCCGGCTGCTCCGCGACCGCGAGGCCGCCGGCTGCGCGCCGCGTTCGGTCGCCTACACCCTGACGATCCTCCGGATGGCCCTCGGCCAGGCAGTCCGTGACGGCCTCGTGCCGCGCAACATCGGATCGGTGGTCGACGGGCCGCGGGTCGTCCGGGCCGAGCTCGAGGTGTGGACCGCCGCTGAGGCCCGGCAGGTGCTCGAGGTCCAGTCCGACCTGCACGCGCTGTGGGCGCTCCTGCTGGGCCGCGGTCTGCGTCTCGGCGAGGCGCTCGGTCTCCGCTGGTCCGACATCGATCTCGCCGGCGGAAAGCTCCGCGTCACGGGCTCGATCCGGCCGGTCGATCGCCGCGTCCGCGCGGAGGGCGCTGAGCGTCTGCAGCGGGTCGAGCCGAAGACCGAGGCCGGCTGGCGCACCATGGCCCTGCCCGACTTCGTAGCGGCCGCGCTACGCGACCATCGCGCCGACACCGCGGATCGGCCAGTGTCACGGCTGGGGCTGGTCTTCACGACGACGCGAGGCACGCCGATCGACCCTCGCAACGTGACGCGCGCCTGGACAGGACTGATCAAGGTCGCCGACGTCAAGCGGATCCGGATCCACGACGCCCGCCATTCCTGCGTCGCGATCCTGCTCGGCGAGGGGGCCACGCTCGAGGACGTCAAGCGCCTGCTCGGCCACGAGACGATCGCGACGACCAGCGACCTGTACGGCCACCTCGTCGAGAGCCGCAGCCGGGAGATGGCGAACGTCATGCAGCGCGCCCTGGGCGGCGCTGGATGACCCGCGTCCTTGGTCCGGCCAAGGGCAACATCATCCTGCGTGTCGAGGTTGGCTCGACCGCCCATGGAACGGGCCTGCCTGGCCTTGAGGACCATGATGAGACCCTGATCCGCGCGAGGTCCGCAAGGGCAAAGTCCCGCTGGACGTCGTCATTTCGCGTATCGACGCGCTCGACAACCACCTGACCGAGCTTGCCGAGGACGACAAGATCCCGGCAGGCCCCGATCGCGCGACGATCGAGGAATGGTCGATCTACGCCCACCTGGCCTCGTGGGGAATCCTGACGTGACCAGGCGCGTCGATCGCGTCCACGCACTGCATCGGCACGACGCGGCTGCCATCGCCGTGAGGGCGGAGCAAGCCGCGGCTGTCGAAGAGCTTCACCAGTGGGCCGGCGTTGAGGCCGAGCGCCTGCATGCCGCCCTGGGCCTCCCGCCGGGCCTGACGATCGCATTCGGCACGACCGCCGTCATGACCGATGACGAGCTCGGCTGGCTCCCCGATGCTGCAAACGGTGCTGCAAACGACGTCGCCGACGTCCATAATCGTGTTCGTGGCGACGATGCAACCTTCTGACTTCGGATCAGAGGGTCGGGGGTTCGAGTCCCTCCGGGCGCGCCACTCCCCCGATCAAATCGACGGCAGCACACGGCGCCAGACGGCGGCAGAAAACGGCCTTGATGCTGCAAAGTTGCTGCACACCGGACTGCGGCATATCGCCCGCTCCGCGGCCGCGGGTCTCGCCGGCGCGCTGGTCGCGATGGCCGTCCAGGCGGTGCCGGGGTTCGGCACGGTGCTCCTTGCCGCTGGCATCGTCGCGATGCTGCTGGTCGTCATCTGGCCGCGATCGATGGTCGCTCCGTGACGCGAGCCAACCCGCAGCTGGGTCTGGATCGTCGAGTGGCGCCTGTGGGGCAAGCCGTGGACGCAAGTCGCCCACGCCCACGCCGAAGGCCCGCCGTGGAACCGGACCGCGTGCGGCATCAGCACCGACCGTGACCGTGGAGGTGAGGCCATCGTGACCCAGACCGACACAACTCCAGCGCGACCCCTGCTGTGCGAGCCCTTCCGCGACGAATATCCCGACAGGTGCGCCGGCGACGTACACGACTGGTTCGATCTGACGTACGCGAGCTACCTCGTGCTGCCGCGGTCGCTGCTGCAGCTGATGCCGCCCGCCTGGCAGCACGCGATGGTCCAGCTGCTCGAGCGGGCCAATGAGGAGTTCCCGGGCGCCCACGGCACCTACAGCGTTCACCTGCGCGACGCCGCCGGGCGCTTCGTCAAGGATCCGCTTCGGAACTATCGCTATCCGGACGCCCAGGCGATCGCTGATGTGCGTCGGGATGAGCGCCTGTGAGCCGCGATCGCCGGGTCCGGCGCGACCAGCCCTACCTCGACGAGCATCGCGCCCGGGCAAGCGAGCTCGCGCGGCCGCCGAGGTCGTTCGGCGACCTGCTCACGTGGTTCCTCGAGGGCTTCTGGGCCGAGACGCCCGAGCGGATGCACAGCCGCGGGGTCTGGGCGACGACGCGGCGCCTAGACGCCCAGGCCCGACCGACGGAGGACGTGAAGGCGGCCGAGCAGGGCGGCTCGGTCCTTGGCTCGCCTCGCTACGCCGAACCCTTCCGACAGCTGCTCGAGAACAGCGATCGCCAGTGGACCGACGAGCGCGGCACGGTCGATCCGTACTACGTCCGCCCGATGCGCGCGGCGCTGGCGCGGATGGCCCGCCCGGAGGGCTCAGACAGCGCGTTCATGGCCCGCTTCCTGCTCCAGGTCGCCTTCGCCGGCGGCGACTGGCAGTCGGTCGCCGATCGATGGGAGCTCAAGCCGTACGTCCGCCTGACGTACATCGACACGGCACTGCGCCGGCTCCGGAACTGCTGGCGGCGCGAGCCGCCGCTGTCGCTGCCCGGCTGGGTCGATCGATCCGAGGCACAACGGACAGCTGAGACGGCCACCGATCGGGAAGGGAACGTGGCGTGACGAGGATGCCGCGTGCGCTGGTACTGCGTACGTGGGAGAACTTCACCCGAAACACCGTCCGGCTGCTCGTCCAGGACGCGACCGGGGCAACGCTACAGGCAGATGGCACGTGGCTCGAGGGCGTGCTCCAGCCTGGCGTGACGCCGACCACCGAGACAGGGATCGTCCTCCCGCTCGAGGTGGTCGAGGCCATCGCTGCAGCCATCGCTGACTTCCAGGGCCACACGAGCCACGCCGACACCGAGGCGCGCGTGCTACGCGAGGCGCTCGAGGTCGAGCGGGCTCGCGTCGACGCGGTTCTCCGAAGCGGAGACAGGAGGTAGTGTTGACATGCGAACGAGTGACGCGCTAGCGTCCGCGGCACCGCCGATCGGTCATGGTCGACGAAGGGCTATCGCGCAGGGCCGGCAGCTGCGCGACGGGTTGGCCGAGCGAGGCCCGAAAGGCTCGGATCCGCAGGCTTGGCTATTCGCCCCGGCGGCGTCCCATGCCTGACGCCAAGACCAGGCGGGCGCGCGTCGACGCGGCAGTCAACGCCCAGCCCACGGTGCCCGAGGCCCAGCAGGTCGAGATGGTGCAGGTCCAGATTGGCCTCAACTCGGGCCGGCCGGCGGTCGTCGCGATCCCGAAGGACATCACCGAGCTAGAGCTGCTCTCGTTCTTCGGACAGATGCTCGCCCTGGGCGACCAGCTGCGAGCGCAGCGCCCGACGAGTCGGATCGTGCTGCCATGACCCAACGGGCTAGCCGAAGGCGGCGCACGCCACCTGCGCGGCCGGTCGAGAGGGCGTATCGCGAAGACGGGACGCCACTGCGCCTGGGCGCGGGGCGAGCAGCCACGCGGCTCGAGGCGCCAGGTATCGAGGGGCGGGGGTCGGATTACGACGACGCTCGCGGCGCTACCGACGGCGGCGCCTCCAACTGAGCGGGTACTTCCGAGCCTGCCTCGACTGCGGCAACCCGACCCGTGACACCCGGTGCCCTGAATGCACGGGGGTTTGGCGGGCGGCCCGCGATTACGGCGGCGAGTGGCCAGCCATCCGCGCGCAGCAGCTGGCCGAGTTCCCTCTGTGTTCGACCTGCGGGGATCCAGCGACGGAGGTCGATCACATCCTCCGGCTTCGCGCCGGGGGCACGCACGATCGGGCCAACCTCCAGTCGCAATGCGGCACGTGCCATCGGCGCAAGACGCGAGCCGAGCGCGGCAGCTGATCGCGGGTTCTCGACCGGCGGCATTTTGCCCGGCGGGGGGTCGGGAGCGTAGACCAGTGGACCGCTGTGAAGCGCGAGTCAGGTTCAAACGCCGGCCGCAGGGAGGTTTGAACGTGGCAAGTGGAGGCGCTCGAGCGCGCAGCGGACCGGCACCGGAAGCAGGCGCGCTCCGGCGCGACCGCCCGTCCGACCAAGCCGGGTGGACGCACCTGCCCGCGCCGGGTCGCGCCGGCGATCCGCCGCCTTGGCCGCTCGCTCGGCAGAAGGCCTTCGAGAAGGTGCGCTGGGCAGCGGAGTGGACGCGCCCCCAGGCGCTGATGTGGGAGGCCCGCGGCCAGGCGCTCGAGGTCGCGCTGTACGTGCGCGCGGCGGTCATCGCCGAAGGATCGAAGGCCTTGGCGTCCGACCGGGCTCTCGTGCTCCGGTTCATGGATGACCTCGGGATCTCGTCTGGCGGGCTGGCAAAGAACCGATGGGTGATCGACCGTGACATTGACGACCAGCCGGAGGTCGAGCGGCCGGTCCCGGCGCGCGGCGGCTCCGCGAAGGAGCGGCTCAAGCTCGTCGTCAACACCTGATCTCCAGCCGAGGACGATGTATGTCGTCCCGGAGTGGGTCGAGCGCCACTGCACGGTCCCGGATGGCTTCCGACGGGGCGCGCCGTTCCGCCTGTACAACTACCAGCTCACCTGGTACGCCGCGTTCTACCTCGTGCGGGGCGACGCGGTTTGGGTCCCGGCCAATCCGATCCTCGCCCCGGCGTTCGTCAACCGTCGCGGCCTGCTCGTCGGGCCCCAGAAGCTCGGCAAGAACCCGCTGATCGCAACGCATGTCTGCGTCGAGGGCGCCGGGCCGGCGCTCTTCGCCGGGTTCGCTGGCGTCGACGAGGGCTATGTCTGTGCCGAGCACGGTTGCCGGTGCGGCTGGGAGTACGCGTACGACGTCGGCGAGCCGAAGGGCATGAGCTGGCCGACCCCGCTCATCCAGATCACGGCGTTCTCCGAAGACTCGACCGAGAACACCTACGACGCGCTCCGGCCGATGATCGAGCTCGGGCCGCTCGCCGACCTGATCCCGAAGACCGGCGAGGAGTTCATCCGGCTGCCAGGCGGTGGCCGCATCGACACCGTCACGAGCTCCAACCAGAGCCGCCTTGGCCAGCGGATCACCTTCGCACCGCAAGACGAGCTCGGTCTGTGGACCGCGGCGAACAAGATGGTCAAGCTCGCCGACACTCAATACCGGAACCTGTCCGGCATGGGCGGCCGCGCGGCGCTCACGTCGAACGCGTGGGATCCGGCCGAGAACTCGGTCGCCCAGCTGCAGTTCGAGTCGCCGGCGCGCGACATCCATCGTCAGTTCACCCAGCCGCCGAAGAATCTCAGCTACGGCAACAAGGCCGACCGCCGGAAGATCCACCGGATCGTCTACCCGGCCGATGTGCTCGCAGAGAACGGTGGCCACCTGCCGATCGCGGCGATCGAGGCCGAGGCCGCGGACCTCGCCGAGCGCGACCTGGCGCAGGCCGCCCGGTTCTACGGGAACATCCTGATGTCGGGCGGCGGCGCCGCGGTCGACGTCGAGACATGGGCGCGCCTCATGCAGCCCCAGGACGTGCCGCCGGGCACGCACATTGGCCTCGGCTTCGACGGCAGCATCAGCCGTGACGCCACGGCGCTGATCGCTTGCACCCGCACTGGCTACGCCTGGCCGATCCAGATCTGGGAGCGGCCACGGGACGCGCCCGAGGGCTGGCGGATCCCGCGGCTCGAGGTCAAGGCCGCGGTCGAGCGCGCGTTCCACACGTACCGCGTCGGCCTCATGCTCGCGGATCCGCCGAAGTGGCCGACCGAGATCGAGGAATGGGCCCAGACGTACGAGCTCGGGCCGAAGCCTGAGCAGCAGCGCGTCCTTGCATTCGACACGAACCAGCCGCGGCGCATGGCGCCGGCTGTCGATCGCCTTCTCACAGCGATCCGGGAGAGCGCCGCCATCAAGCCGGGGTCCGACGTCGCCCGGCCGTTCACGCATTCGGGTGATGAGGCGCTCACCCGTCACGTCATGGCGGCCACGCTCACCAAGGTCCGCCTCGCAGCCGACGAGAACGACGGGCGCTCGATGTACCTGATCGACAAGGGAGAACAGCGAGCGTGGATCGACGGCGCAATCGCACTCGTGCTCGCCTTCCAGGCGGCGATGACCATGTCCGAGCCGCCGGCGAAGAAGGGCGGGTGGGCGTTCATCGGGTAGGCGACGAGTACTGCCACTGTCCTGAGCCGATGCTGGACTCGGATGTCGGCGCCGAGGGCGACGACGACGCCTGGTGCTGGCGCTGCAAGCGTCCCCTGGAGGAATAGCCCCCGATGACGCTCGCCAGCCCCTCTGCAGGCATGCCGGCCACCCGCGATATGTCGGCGGCGTGGTTCGCGTTCATGGGCATCGATCGCGATGCGCCGCCCGAGTACCGGACGCCGTCCGCGTTCGCCAAGGCCCCTGCCGACGAGGCGTGGGTCTACTCGTGCGTCAACAAGATCGCCTCGAGCGGTGCCGGCGTGCCGCTCCGGGTCTATGTCAAGCACGGCCGCGACCTCGTGCCGGCAGCGGACGAGCCAACGCCCGAGGGCGATGACCTCCAGTACCTGCTGGACAACGCGAATCCGGTCGACATGACCGGGACCGACCTCAAGTCCTACAACCTCGCGGCGCACACCGTCTGGGGCGAGACCTTCATGGGCAAGGTTCGCGGCCGCCGGGGCGGCCCGCCGCAGGAGCTCTACTGGCTCCGAGCGCCCGACATGACCCCGAAGGCCCCGAATGGCCGGCAGGTGCTTGCCTGGACGCACCGGCCAACCGGGATCGGCGACGAGACCGTGTACGAGCCGCGCAACGTCATCCACTGGAAGACGTGGAACCTCGTGAACCCGCTCCGCGGGCTGTCGCCGTTGTCGTCGGTCGGGTCCGAGATCGCGACCGGCGTGCTGTGGGCCCAGCGACTCGCGGCGACGGTCGCGAACGACAGCATCCCGCCGGGCTTCTGGCAGGTGCCTGCGAACGCCGAGTTCACGAAGCAGGACGAGGGCCTCGTCAAACGGACGCTGCGCGCGCTGCGCGGCCCTCGGAACAAGGGCCGGACGGCGATCATGCCGCAGGGCCTCGATTTCAAGGCCATCTCGCTGACGCCCCAGGCCGCGGAGATGATCGCCAACCGGAAGGTCAGCCGGATGGCCGTCTGCGCCGTCACCGGGGTTCCGCTCGTGCTCGCCGGCGACGACGAGAAGACGAGCGTGTACGCGAACCTCCGTGACGCCGAGCGTGTCTTCTGGCGCGGCACGATGGTGCCCAAGCTCGATGGCTACGCGGACATCCTGAACAACTGGCTCGTCCCTGATTTCGACGCGACGCGTCGGCGCCTGGTGGTTGCCTTCGACTACAGCGAGATCGAAGCCCTCAAGCCGACGCTCGATGTCGAGTGGAATATGTGGCTGGGGGGCATCTACAGCCAGGCCGTCGTGCCCAACGAGTTCCGCCGGCACTTCCGGCTCGGCGCCGACGTGCCGTGGGGCGATCGGCCGGTGCCGCGCACCGCGGTCGCGATCCGGCCCGACCCGGCGGCCCTGGACCCCGCTGCGCTGCCGACGCTCGATCCGGCGCTCGAGGCGGCGCTGCCCGAGACCTCGTCGACCATCGTCGCCGACGAGTCGAGCGCCGCTGGCACGCTCCGCTCATTCGGCCGCGACCTCTACAAGCAGCCGGCGGTCCGCGCCTGGGTCGCGAACCCGTACGAACCGCTCGACACGGCGGCGCTGTTCGCCGGCCGATCCGTCCCCACCGAGCTCCGTCTGTCGATCGAGGCCGGCCTGCGCCGGCGTGATCCCGCGGCAGCGATCGCTGCCTCTCTCGAGGTGCCTGCCTGATGCTGATCGCCGTCCGCACGGTCTCCGAGACCGACGCCATCCGGACCATCGAGGGCCTCGCCTACCCGTTCAAGGGCCGTGACACGTACGGGACGTTCTTCTCGGCGCGCACGGACTTCCACTGGGGCCTGTTCCCGGACACCGACCCGGTCGCGGCGCGGTCCGACGAGGATCCAGGCTTCATCCGGCCGATGACGTTCCACCACGGCTTCGACCCCGACTTCGGTCTCGACGTCGACGGCGTGCGGGTTGGCGGCTGGAGCCCGGTCCGGATGGATGCAGACGGCGTGTGGGTCCGCTCGCAGATCGACAAGCGTCACGCCTACTACGAGAGCCGCCTGCGACCGCTCCTCGACGCCGGCGCGCTCGGCCTCTCGGGCGGATCCGCGGAGCACAGCGTCCGGATCGACCAGAAGTCCGGCGAGGTCCTCGATTGGCCGGCGTACGAGCTCGCGCTGACGCCGGTCGAGTCGAACCCGCTCGCGGTCATCGCGGCCCGCGCCGCCGAGATCGCCTCCACGATCCGGATCGTGGAGCATTTCGTGGGAAACGATGGCGATTCGCCCGCCGGCGATTCGCCCGCCGTGCGCGGCATCCAGACCTTCGCCGACATCCAGGCGGCGGCCGTAATGAGCGACGAGCTGCCCGAGGCGTTCGACACGCTCGAGAGCGCGATCTACAGCGCGATCTACGCAACGGACGCTGACTTCAACCCCGAGACGCCCGAGGCCAAGCAGACCGCGATCGGGACCAGCCTCGAGCAGTTCCGCGTGTTCGTGCTGTCGATCCTCGACACGGCTGCCGCGACGCCTCGCGCCGGCACCCGGGCCACGCGCGCCGGCCGGCGCAACAGCGCGAGCGACGAGACCTCGCTCGCGACCGCCCACGACAACATCGCGTCGGTCCTCGGCATGGACTGCGCACCCGGTGACGCCTCCGCCCGTTCGGCTGAGGACCTGCCCGCGCTCCGCTTCGTGGCGGAGCCGGAACGGCCCGACGTCGAGCTCGCCGCGATGGCCACCCGGGCTGCGGAGACCGCTGCCGCTGAGGCCGTCCGCCGGCTCACGGGGTAACCCGTCGAGCCCCTCACCCATCGCCGTTCCGAGACCCGCCGAGAGGCGGGG